AGAGAACTAGTGTTGTTGGAAGTTTGGGTGGAACTTCCTACGCTAGTTCCGTTTTGATACAAAGTTACCGTATTTCCAGACCTGACGCAGGCTATATGAACCCATTGATTTAGGGGTAACAATGTTGATGCCCCAAACCCAGGAGTACCATAAATATCAAACTGTAGATAACCTGAAAGAAAATAAAAACCTAATGAGCCTGTTGCAGCGCCACCATTGCTAAAAAAACCAGAATCGGACGGAGTTGCTAAAGCATATACCCATCCTTCAATAGTGAAGTCTCCCGTTCCTAATGAAAAAGCTGCGTTACTAGCAACGCTCAAATAAACCCCACTACCATCAAAATACCCACTCCCACCATAGGTAGCAGCAGACCACGATGCAGAGGGATTGAATGGGGAGAAGGCGACTACGGTTGGGGAACCGCTGGTTGTGATGGAAAAGTTGTTAGTGCTGTTGTCTATGAAGCGGTTGGATTGGCAGGTGAGGAGGGAAGTGCCTGATATTGCTGTTAGTGGCGCAGTTGGAACAGTCAGTGTTGTTAATGTTGCGTCGTAAGGATTCGATCCCTTGATAAGTCTGACATTAGATAAATAACCAAAGAAAGGCCTTGATAACCCTGTATTGGTGCCAATCTGAAATGCGCCTGCTGGGTTTGTAGCGCTAGCGTCCGTTCCCGTAGCCACTCTATTCCCATTAAGAAAGAGTGATACCGTACTGCCAGTCCTGCAATAAACTAAATGGTTCCAAGTATTGTTTGAAAAAGCACCAGCGCTTGTGGCAATCGAAAAGCCGTCTTGAATGGCAGCATCAATTGATCCGGCACCAATACGATTAAAGGTAACAATGATGTAGTTGCTTGAGCCTAGATAATTTGTCCCAAATGGGGTCATTACCGAGGTGCCGGTGCAGTAGAACCATCCCTCAAGGCAAAAGTTGCCTGTGGACATTTGGAACGCAGCGTTGTTTGCAATGCTTAAATAACTGCTTCCGTTAAAATAATTCCCCCACCCAGTCTGTGAGAACGGGCTAAACGTACCCTGTGTCGTGTTGCCGTTGCGGGTGATTGGGAAACCATCGGATGTGATGGTTGTACTAACAACTGTTTGGGATTGGCTAACTGTGTAGGTTCCGGTTCCCCCTGTTCCAGTACCAAGCGCGGTAATGGTTGTGTTAGCTGTTACACCAGAACCGGTAATCAAACAACCAACGTAAATGGTTCCTGACGTTACAGCCGTAACCGTCATTGTGGTTCCAGTAATGCTAGCCGTAAACACAGCATCACCAGCAGTTCCGCTATCTAAAAATAGATTGTTCTGCGCTCCGTTAGTTCCGTTGCCAGGAAGCAGTAGCGTGGTGTATTCAAAGTAAGGATCAGTCGTTACCGGAGGCGCCGCTCCACCGGAGAACGCCGCAGCAATCATCGCTGTTAAGTTACCAGCCATTAGGTTACTCCCGCACCAGAAACATACCAAGTATCAGTTGCTGTTTTCAGGCATGTTGCCAAACCCTTTGTAGCCACTGTCCTGTTGCCTGTTGCTCCGTTAGCTAACTGGAACGTAACACCAGCACCAGAGATCGTAAGGTTGCCTGAGTTGTCATTCACCACAAGAATCGTTGTACCTACAGGAAACGCTACAGAGGCATTTGTAGGTACTGTCAGCGTGGCTGTAGAACCACCTGTGAAGATCACATGCTTGCCAGAGTCTGTAAGTACCAACGTATAAGCAGAAGCGCCACCAGAGGTCTGTGGTGCAGTCCTAAAGCCTACAGAGTTAGTACCGTCTACCGTACAGTTACTAAGTGTTCCTGATGTCGGTGTGCCTAAAACAGGTGTAGTTAGTGTTGGTGAGGTTGATAAAACAACGGAACCTGATCCTGTTGATGTGGTCACACCCGTACCACCATTAGCTACGACAAGCGTGCCAGCTAAGGTTATGGTGCCTGATGTCGTGATAGGGCTACCAGATACCGTCAGGCCTGTTGTACCGCCGCTAAGAGCTACTGAAGTAACAGTTCCTGATCCAACACCTGATAAAGCTGTTTTTAGCGCGCCAGTGTTGCTAAACGTACCGTCCGTTGTCCAAGTATCACCAACCGCTAACGTCACATTGGCAATAATTCGCTGCGTGCCGTTGTTGTCATACTTAACGGTTAGCGTAACCGAAGCGGTGTCTTTGTTCTCGATTGTTATCCACTTGATGACACGTCGCGTGGAAGCCGCAGGTGCAGAGACAACCGTAACATCCGTCGTACCGTTTAGAGCGCCATCTAAAGCACCTTCAGTCAACGACGATGAGGTGCTATCAGCATAAGCCACCGTAAATTCTGGGTTCGACGTTGCCGCCGCCCCAGACATGGCGACCTTGATAGTCTTGGTTGTCGTATCAAGAACTAATGTTCCCATAATAAATCCTTATGACAAAAACCACGCGTAATTTTGCGCTACCGATGAGCCGCCACCGGACACAGTTACTGTCACAGCATTACCAACCGCTGTTGCCGTTACACCAGACCCAACAAAATTAAATGACGATACGGCGGCGGTAATTTGCGTGCCTTCATCACTAACAGGGATAGTAGCCGCTGCGGTTGGTGTAGCCCATGTACCGTCACCACGCCAAAAAGTTGTAGATGAAGCGGACGTCCCTGAATTTAAATTCGTAACCGGAAGATTACCTGTTACACCTGTCGAAAGCGGAAGACCAGTTGCGTTAGTAAGTGTTAATGTGGTCGGTGTACCAAGGTTAGGTGTTACCAAGGTTGGCGAAGTTGCCAACACATTGTTACCCGATCCCGTGTTTGTCACGCTGACAACATTCTTACTTGCATCAAGTGCAAGTGCGGTGCTTGCTGTTAAACCCGAAAATGTAGTGGTAGATGAAGCAGAAAGGGTCGTAAAGGCGCCGGTGGTTGGTGTAGTTGCCCCAACCGTACCGTTAATATTGATGCTGGCTGTACCCGTTAGGTTAGTCACCGTGCCGCTTTGTGGTGTACCTAACGCTCCACCGTTAACAACAAAAGCACCCGCTGACCCCGTATTAACACCGAGCGCTGTGACAACACCCGTGCCGGTTGTTATCGTGCTCGGTGCAAGGCCTGCCCCACCACCAATCATAAGGGAGTTTGCTGCCAACGCACTAGAACTTGCCCAAGTTGTTCCGCTTGAGAAGTAGGGGATACCGCCTGACGTACCGGCAACTGTTAGGGCTAAAGTTCCTGATGTTGTAATCGGGGAGCCTGCTACGCTAACAATCCCACCTGTAAAGGTCTGCGCTACTGAAGTAACCGTACCCGATCCGCCGCCACCTGTGTATTGGGGGATGTTTAAGGTGTTACCAATTAAAGTCGCTGCACCTGATGTGCCTGTGGTGGTAAGCGTAATAGGCGCCTGATAATCTGTACCTGCTGTTGCAGCCGTAAAACCAGAGCCTGTGCCTTTTAAAACACCGCTTAATGTCGTAGTAACAGCTAATGTGCCTGAACTGGTTACAGGGCTTCCGGCAACTGAAAACCCAGATGGCATAGACAAAGCAACAGACGTGACAGTACCAGCCCCTGCGGGTGTTGCCCATGTGCCATCGCCACGCCAATACGTTGTAGCCGATGCTCCAGTTCCAGAGTTCAAATTAGTAACAGGCAAATTACCTGTTACACCTGTAGCTAATGAAATTTGAGGTATATCAGCAGCAACTAACGCCCTAAACGTAGGGGCGCCTGAAGAACCATTAGGCGAAGCTAAAACATAATTAGCCGTTTTACTTGCGTAAGGGTTAACCGTATCACCGTAAGCAGTTGCCAACGCAATAGTGCCTGACGTCGTAATCGTACCGCCGCTTAAACCCGACCCGGCAGTAATAGACGTTACAGTACCTGCTCCCGACGCAGCGCCCCATACGAAAGCACTACCATTCCACTTTAAAAAGGTATCTGTAACAGTAGGCGCAGTAACAAACGATGTAGTGCTTGAACCTGTCTGGTATACAAGTCTATTAGCCCCACCACCAGAAACTGCTGCTGCGGTCCCTGCTGACCCTGTAACATCAATCGGCCACGTGCCCGTCGCATTAGTACCTGTGATGCTTGGAGCGCCAATCGTGTTGTAGCTAATCGTTTGAGCGGCAGAGCCGTTAAACGTGGTCCCAGATGCTGCACCGGACCCCGAGTTATTCATGGTTAAGGCGTTGGTTGTCGTACCCCCACCTCCACCAAGTGCTGCTATGCTTGCGGCAGTAACTTTATAGTTTGCACCACTACGAGCAATCGGGATTTCATCGCCAGATTGTGCTGGGTTACCACTTGTTAACGCAGATATTTTAACGTCTGCCATGATTACTCCAACTTAAGACGATCACCCAAATACTTTCGAGATAGATCATTCTTTATTGATCGGTTTGCAATACGCTATACCGCTAGTCGAACCAATACGCAGTACGCTTACACGCCAAGGTGCCCCTGAAGTGTTCAAAGGGACAACAAAATGTATTGGTGTGTTAGCCGGTATGGGGGTGCTGGCCGTCGTAGCGGTTGCATCAACACCAACCTCGACATAAGAAGGTACGTCAGCCCATACAAAAACACCTTGCGGGCCTGCACCCCAAGCTGTTGTGTTGCCTGCGGTAGCCCCTGAGGTAGCTGTGTATGCTGGGTAATCAGTTTTACCCATTGGGTTGAGAAGTTGCATCTTAATTCCTTATGCGAGAAACTTAAGTTTGTAGATTGTACTTAAGTACAACCCGACAATTTCATCAATGATGTTTTGCAACGGTGTTTCAGACTTATCACACACTTCATACCTAATTTTTTCGATTTCATCAACCTGATCTTGCATGAAAGCTAAGATATTAGAGGTTTTGCTCGCACTCATCAATGAAATAGGCCCAATCAAGCCATGTCGGCCTTGATAGGCCTCCGCAAATTTATCGGCTAAATCGATAATTTCGTCGTAAAACGTGTTAAGAGCCATGTGCTTACTAAAACTGCGAGTGTTTAGGTGCACAGAATGGGCAACATCTCGTGCCAAAAACAACATACCTACAAAATCAGCACATTTCATGCTCAACCCTCCTGAGGTACGACGTTAGGCATAGGTCTGGCTTGTTGCGCTTCTTCCTGACGGGCCATAATCTCTGCTTCTCGACCCATACCCTCAGGTTCTTCCATAATTGGGCCTTGCATTTGCTGAGGTGGTATCAAATCCCCTGCATCGTGCGCCGCAGCAATCGTGCCCATCACAATATCTTGAATTTGCTCCATCGTCATACCAGGCATTGTGGCTGAAATACGCTTAGTTTCAGCATCAAACGCCTTAATTTTAGCTTCAAATTCGCGTACTTGTACGTCTCTAGCCTCAATCGACTGGTTAACGTTCATTAGCATATCGTGCATTTGCTGCATTTCCATGCTCATTGCTTCAATTTGCTTTTGAGCCGCTTGTAGCGCTGGGTCGTTATCTTGATCAGCCAGCAATTGCGGGTCAATGGTCTTGCGAAGCCGCGCTGCCATCTCTTGAGCGCCAGGCCAATCCATGTTTTTAACAAACAAATCGCCTGCAACAGCCCATAAATTGGGGTTGCCCTGCAAGATCTGCGACATGGCGTCCATCGACTCTTGGCGCTTAGTCATGTAACTTGGTCCAGTGGTTACCACCACGTCGTAACGGCCAACGGAAGGGTTGTAAATCTTATCGATAACAACGCCCGTCTGGTCCATAATCTTTTTGACCGGCTCTTGCTGGGTCGGATCAATCTTGACCATGTTGGTTTCGCCATCAATACCAACAATTCTAGCAATACGCTGCGTGTCGTAGATTTTTGGTATCAAATCCACCAACTGACGGGTCACATAACGCACAGCACGCGCTAAATTATCTACATAGTGGTATGTGCCGTTGTCAGATTCCTTTTGCCTAGCTAAAATAGCACGTCCAGAACGTTCGTTTGACACCTGGCCCAGACTTGCATCGTACTGGCCTGTGGTAGCTTTAATATCCTCAGAAGCCCCCATTTTGGCTTGTATGAGGCCCGTTTGAGGTAAAGGTGGTGCAGCACGCTGTGGTAGCGGTAAAATAGATCCTGCACCATCTGTAACGTCTGGATTGACCTCTAAATACGGCCAGTTTTGTGTATTAGCCGTCTTCCACTGATACTCATAGCCCTCAAACTGACCGCCATAGCCAATAAATGGTGCTTTAGGGGCAAGCGCAAGCATTTCAGCTTCTTGGCTTGTCCAGTAGTTATACATCCGTTGGGCATCCTTGGCGTTACGCACGATGCCTGATATGAAAATACGCCCGTCAACTTGGAACTCGTTACCTACCACGCGTACAACCGGTATCCAGTTGCCCGCCCATTCACGCTCCTCAAGCACTTCAAAACCATTGGTTTTCATCCACATGATTTTTTTACGATCTACCTGACGCTCGCGTATGGGTTTTACTCCCATCGAACGTAGCGTAGCGTCTTCAACGGAGCCTTTAAACACCGACTTGTTGCCTGGATACAGGTACAGCGTTTCCGTTTTGTGTGCAATGTAGAAATATTCAGCAATACGAATCGTATCTTCAGTGATCCACTGGCTGATGTCTTGGTCGCCAATACCTTGCGCCATGATCGATGACAGCGGCGCAGCGTTAGGGTACATGCGCTGGTAATCTTCCTTAAGCATGTCCTCGGTAATAAAGCACCACTCAGCGTCTGCACCGCATGGGTCTTGGATCAATGGATCCATGTAAACGCTAAAGCTATTGCGTACGCGAGCAATTTTGATGTCTTGATCAAAACTATCTTCGTAGCAATACTCGGTCAGGATACGAATGTAGCCCTCACCATAAGTTACTTGGTTCTCGCACGCTGTGTCGTAGGCCACGTCAGCGTCTGACATGTACTCAATGTGCCGCACGATGCCATCGAGCACCTCAGCGACCTCTACGTCAGCCTGATCGTTAACAGGTATAACCTTGCCGCTTGGCCGGTTCTGGCGCTGCTCGTTGGTTACCTGCCTTACGTGCTGCGGCAGTTTGTTAATTGTCAGGCATGGCCTAGCGTTGACCGTCTGCCCCTGCACCGAGCCGCGTGTTGCCAGTACATCTTGCGGCCACTGCCACTGGTTATCAGGCGAGCCTGCCATAAAACGCAAGTCATCTAGCTCATCCTCGCGGCTTTCCGAATACGCACCGATTGCTTGACGCAATCTGTCGCGCATCAATTGCAGCGTGTCGCGGTGGTCTTTCTGGTCAGGTCCACCGCGTGCAGATACTTTACCTGCGCCTTCAATACCTGTAGGATCTTGTTTAAGTGTTGCCATTATTTTTTCTTCGCTGGACGGGCCTTGGCCGGCGCAGCACGACGTTGCACGTCATAGGCGATCGCGACCGCTTGCTTGACCGGCTTGCCGGCCTTAACTTCAGCTTTGATGTTCTTGCGGAAGGCTTCTTTGCTGGTTGATTTTACAAGTGGCATTATTTTCCTTTCATCGGCTTTTTAGCAGTCTTCGCCGAGTCACGAAAGTCTTTCGCTGTAGGTGCGCCTTTAGTGCCAGGCTTACGCATTTTCTCACCACTGCCCGCAGCGATGCGTTCACGTTTAGCATGGATTGCAGCGTATAGTCCAGGTTTAGTAGCCATCATTAACACTTCCATCGTTTAAGTGATGCTTTAGCGCGTTCGCCATCTTTTGCCTTAGCGGCTACCGCACCCATGCGGGCACAAAACGACGCCTTGCGCCCCTTGTCTGCCTCAGTCTTAGGGTTCGGTGCGGGCGCCTTAAGATTACTACCTGTCTCGCGGTTATACTTCTCACGGCCCTTAGCCGTCAGCCCTGCGCCCTTAGACACTGGTAGCTTCTCACCACGCCCGACTGATAGTGATACACCTTTTTTTGCCATCAAGCACCCATCCAAGATGTTGCTACGCCGTTAGCGTTATACGCACGATTAGTAGTCTTTTCAGTATACTGCCTGTGCGCGACAGGAAATGCAAACGTCACTGCCAGTGCGTCAGCAGCGTCGGGTGATGCTAATCCTCGGGCTTTCATTTCCTTTTTGCCTTCCAAGAAAATTGTACCCGACGAATTGGGTTTTATGGTAGGCCCAACCAGATCAGACTTTAACGCCCTATCGTTCGGAATGGAAGCAGTTTTAAGCCACTCTTTCATCGTGCCCCACAGCTCGGCTCGCTTATTACCGTACATCACAGGGTTCTTCGCCTTCCAACCAAAGTTTACACCCCTTACCACCTTGTACCGCTGCTCATGTAGCCTATCTAATATGCCGTACCCTAGCCCACCTTCGTCGAGCACCACAAGCGTTGGCTTGTACTGCTCGATGGCGTCGATCACCCGACCCACGATTGTCATCGTATCCTCGCCATGATACCGATGGATCGCCACTAGGTCACGCCCCTGCCGCACTGCAATTACTGTCGAGTCCGCCCCACCTCGTGCCGGATCGACCCCGATCACAATCGGCGCGGTTTCGTCCTTGTACCGAGGTCTGGCGGCAGCGTCAGCCACATGGCTTGGCGAGATGAACTGGTCGTCACCGCTTGACGGAAACTCACCGTACACCTCGACCCGCGCCTGGCTTGAGTCCTCGCCATACTCATCAATGATCTGTCGATACACCTGCTTGTCAGTGTCCTCGACCGTCCTTGCGTCCACCTGCCTCGTGCGCCAAAAGTCGCGCTTGGCGTGGAAGCACTCAAAGAAGTACCCCGTGTTGCGTCGCGGGTTACTGAACGCGAACCAGTACCTATCTAATATGTTCTCCGTAAAGAACCCCGCCCCCACCGACCAGATGCCGTCAGGAATACCCGACGCCTCATCAAAGATCAGCATCATCCCATCGTGGTTGTGCACCCCCGCGTAGCTGTCAGGGTTTTCTTCCGACCACAACTTACCCTCTGCGGCCCAGTAGCGCGTACCCTTCCGTAGGTCACGCTCCACGATGTCGCATAGCCACTTAGCCGGTTGCAGCTTGGTTGCGCTGATCTCCCACCAGTGCGCGTTGATGATCATCGTGGACCACTTAGTCAGCTCGCCCCAGGTCACCGACCGTAGCTGCGCCTCACTGTTAGCGCTCACGATCACGCTTGACCCTATCCGTGTGGACAGCATCCACATAATTAGCCAACTCACCAACGCTGACTTACCGATCCCTCGACCTGAACTGACTGCCTCTCGCAGCGTGTCCATGTCCACTTTACCCTTGTTATCTTCTATGTGCGCCTTGATGTCGCGCAACACTTGACGCTGCCACATGCGTGGTCCGCCATACTTCGCTAGCGGCGTGTTCTCCTGCCCCCACGGGAAGGCGAACAATACAAACGCTTCCGGGTCGTCTTTAATCGCGGGGGACCACAACCGCGTCATCAGCAGTTGCTCGTCTTCCGGACTGTATATTGGTTTCTGCATGTGTTAGCTTTTCACTTCGTGGCGTCACGTCGATCACTTTACCCTCATCAACGCGTGTCTCCGCCGCTCTGAGTGCGTCAATTACGCTGATGCGCTGGTCTACCTCAATACTCACCGCCTGCTTGGCGACCCAACCATGCGTGTGTTTCAGTATCTCTAACGCCGCCTTAGCGTCGCCTTGCCGCGCTGCGTTCAACATGTGCTGGCTGTGTTCGCGCTCACTATCTGCGCGTCCCTTGAGTTCGGCAATTTCGGCAAGTTTGTCATGCTGTTTAAGTAGCCGGTACTCTACAGGTAACAACCCTGCCGCTAACGCCAATGAATCTTCTTTCAATCCTAGATACGCAGCGTCGTATATGCGCTCCAGTACAGCTTCTGTCGCTTCAATCGTTCGGACTGTGAGAGGTAGGCTCTTAAACATAGCGTGACAATTTTACCAAGATGACCTAAGCGTCGTTACAACGCAAGCGTAAGACATTCTAATACTTTTGGCTAGGGGGCGCGGAAACTTATAAAAATAAAAAAATTTCTTGTGCCAGTGGGTGCAAGCGCTAACAAAAATAAAAAAATTTCTGACCAGCCAGGCCGTCGGCCCTACCCGGGGGCCTCAAACCAAAAACCGAAAACCGATTGGCAATTTGGGTCATGCTCTAGACTTTGTAGCGATTGGCAAGTTGGGCAATGCTCTAGACTTTGGGACAATTGGCAATCTAGGCAATGATCTACTATTTGTAAACATTGGCAATCTTGGCAATGACAAGACAATTGCCAAGATTGCCAATGATTTTGGCGGGGGAATAAGCGCAGGGGGCGATGGGGGCACTCAGCCCAAAATCATTGGCAATATTGGCAAAATTGTCATGCCTTTTAAGTTAGCCTAGCCCCACACTGATAGCTCCTTGCAATAGAAAATAAATGACAATATTGCCAATAGCCGTGTAATTGTCTTGTAAATCAACACGTTAGCATTGGCAATCATTGGCAATCTAACCCCACTTTTCTAGGCAATTCAGCCGTTTTAAACTGCCAATCTTGACTTCTGCAAAACAATGCCTTACAATAAAGGCTCACAAACACACTTGAGGACAATTAATCATGAGCAAGATCAAAGTTTTTTCTAATGGCTACGCAACTATTGAAAAGCTGTCGCCTTCTGGCATGTATTTAGTCAAATGCTACGTTGGCGCTAATTTGCACGACAAAATACGCTGCGATGACTATCGTTCAGCGATGGATTACTACAAAGCATTTCAAGCCATTGCAAAAGCTGCCTAATTTCATTCACTACAGTAAAGGACAATTAATCATGAAAATTACAATCGACTACGCAATCATCAAAGCCCTTTTGACCGCTGCGCCAAAGAAAGACATGCGCTATTACTTGAACGGCATTTGTGTCGACGCGACAAAAGACACCGTTGTCTTAGTTGCAACGGATGGGCATATGATGATTAGTTTCCCCATCAGCGCTGACGCGATCGAGGATCGCATCAATGGCCAGTTCATTATTGATCGCGTTGATCTTGACGCTATCAAGCCCGCGAAAGCTGGCAAGCATACGTTACCGTTAATCATTGAAGTCGACGATAAGGGCTATACGATCTCAGGCGCGACAAAAGCGGTAAACACGTTAGTCGATGGCAAGTTCCCCGACTGGCGCCGTGTCGTGCCGCAAACGCTATCAGGCGAGCTTGCGCAGTTCAACCTTGAGCTACTGTCGCGCATTGATGACATTCGCAAAGTGTTTGGGCGTGGAGCGTGCGATGCGACAATCCATCATAACGGCAACTCATGTGCGCAAGTAACCGGATTGCACCCTGATGCGCTACTGATGCTCATGCCATGCCGCTCTAATGACGCGCAGGGCGATGCACCCGTTCCATCTTGGGCGCGTATGTAATCAATTTTCGACTTTATGCGCCTACTAACCTGGGCGCATAGGGGCGCGAATTGTGCCGACACTCAAATACAGTAAAGGACAATTAATCATGTCATTAGCAATCCACACAAAGTACATTGGCCCAACGAACAATCGCGGCGCACGCATTAAAGCGACATGCACTATTGATAAAAACACCAAGTGGACAGCCAGCGTTTCGTTTGAATATGGCGCTGATTCTGAGACGCGTCATGCGTTAGCTGCTAAGGCCTTATTGGTCAAACACGCGCCAGATCTGCATGACAAACAATTGTGGGTATGCGGTAACACGCTAGACAACCTTGGTTATGTGTTTGCAATCTACCCCACAATCCAACAATGAAAAAACACGATCGCGTCACAACGCCCAAGGGCCCAGGCGTGGTCGAAGGCATACACGGCGATCAAATAACCGTGCGCTTGATTGATCCACGCTTCCCGCTACCCGAATGGCTCGTGTACCCGCGCAAGCAATTACGCTTAGTACGCGATAAGAAAACCGTTGAAAACTATGGCGAAGCACTCTACTAAAAGGACTAACCATGTATTGGACCGACTCTTACGGCTTTATTGAACTCAACATAACCAAAGCGCAAGCGTATACGGGCCATCATCAAGGCCAATGCGATCAAGACATCGAAGACCTGCGCCGCGTGCCTTCGATCAAAAAACAATTAGACCGGCTGGACCCCGACCGCGTGCGCGAAGTTTTGCGCGACTATGGCGCTTGGGATGATGATGAATTGTCGGACCATGACGACAATCTGGACCGTCTATTGTGGATCGCTTGCGGCGATATTGTGGAGGGTAACGCTTGAACCCGACCAGAGCCGCGCATAAGGTCGTCAGCATGTACGGCGAATATGCGCTTGTGTTTTGCTCTTACATGGCCGATAAGTTTGCCCACGATGGGCTTGGTTACCACTACTGGCTAGCAGTGGCTCATATTATTGAAGGGATTAGAGATGGACTTGATACTTGATTGGATCGTTGCGCTTGTGTTCGGCGTTGCGCTTGCTTGCGCTATTTTCTTCAACTTATAAGGGGCGCATATGGAACAAGATAATAAACCGCCTGAATGGCTAGCATTGCTTGCTCATCAAATAACGCCAGATAAATGGTGCGTGCCCGTGGAGACTGTCTGGCGGCGCTATGGCTGGCGACCGCCTAGTACCGAGTGCGCCGAAACCATGCAGAAACACAAAGCCTTTCGGACATGGACGCTTCCACCATGCTGACCGCGCTAATCGCAATAGTGCTTGCATGGATGATCAGCGAACTGCTAGACTTATAGCCGGAACTTCTCCTCTCCCTCTCTGTGGGTTTAGCCCGTCCAAGTGACGGGCTTTTTTTTACTTCACCAGCGCCATTTTGGAAGGTGGCGCACTATCTTCGACCAAGCGCCTAAGCTCGGACTTGCTTAGTCTATTGGCAAGCTCAGGCGCAGCGAAGACATGCTTTTTAGTCGTATATTCCGCACTGGCTAACCGGCCTACGTCAATCCAACCAGCTTCCTTGAGCGCATGTAGCAGCGCAGCCTGGGGAACTTTCACGCCTGCAGGCATACTGCCAAGCAATCGATCAATCAACGCATGGAAGGGCGACCCGACTGCACCCTTAGCAAATTCGCCCTTACGGTGGCGCATCATGTCCACAAGCCAACTTTCAGCCGTGCTCATGGAGTGCTCAATAAGGTTCGACTTAAACTCAGTCCAGGCAGGCGTAGCGGCAGGGTTAAACGCGCTAACGTCGCGCTGATACAGCCATGCGGCAATGGCGACAAATCCATGAGACTTGTACCAATCCCACAAGCGCCGAGCGTCCTCATCGCGCATACGAGGCGCACGCGACCATATACAGAACCAGCGCCTGTCCTGTGAATCAAGCGATATGGGCAACGGATCATTGGTAAACGACAGCACAAACAATCGGTTAAGCATGTCATAGGGGTGCAAGCCCTTGCGATTGATCGGAAGCATCTCTGGAGGCGCAGCGATGATGGGCTTAAGTTTATTCGCAAGCGCACGTCGCGCAGCGGCCTCGGGTTCTTTCAGTTCGTTGATGATCAACACCTCCGACTCAAGTTGATAACCCCACTGCGAAGACAGCGAGTCGTTATCAAGCAGACCGCGATTCTTCAATCCTGGCCCGCACACCGCCCAAAGAAAAGGCGCCCACATGGTGTCCTTACCGCACCCTTGATCGCCGCCATGCAACACGGCGTGGTTGATCTTGACCTCGGGATGTTGCAGCTTGTATGCCATGACATTAAATAGGTGCTCGCGCTCGTTAGGCTCAGGCACAAGGCGCTCGCAATGCTCAAGCCAAGGGCTAATAT